GATATACAGCAGCGCTTAAAGGTGATCGGGCGCTGAATAAAAATATATCTGAAATTACTCGCGACCCTTTATTATCACCGAAAGGATTAGCTAAAGGTGCAGTCAAGGCAGTTAAATCACCTTTTAGAATTCTTGAGGGTATCGGGAATATTGCGGAGAATGCACCGCGTATTGCTGCCGCTAAGATCGAACGTGAGAGCTTGGGAAATCAGATCACACCTGAGAGCATACGTCAGGCTATGAGTGCAGGGCGTGAAGTAACAGTAAACTTCTCTCGCAAAGGCGCTTTTACACGTGATATCGAGGCGTTTGTCCCATACAATAATGCTGCTGTACAAGGAACGTATCGTGTTCTAAGAGCATTTAAAAAGAACCCAGTACGGACAGTTGCGGCAATAGGTACGCTAGCTGTACTACCTAAGATGTATGAATACTCTAAGTTCGGTGATGATCCAGATTATCAGAACCTTCCAGCACGTGAACGCATGAGAAACCTTATAGTCAAGAAGAATGATGATGGTACTTTTGTTAAGATTCCGATGGAGCCAGCCTATAACAGCTTTGGAGAAGCAACAATAGAAGCCCTGAGATACTTCAAAGACAATGATCCAAAAGCATTCAAAGGCTCAATGGATGCCTTAGCGAATGCTTGGACACCGCCGCTTTTGACTGGTGCATTGCAAGGAGTTACTAAAGGTGACGGAGCAGAAGGTAGTATTGCTGGCGTTGTTAACTCTACAGTTGCTGCACCGTTCGTTGCGACAGTAGCAAACCAATCATTCACAGGTGCACCAATCGTTTCACAGGCATTACAAGACCGGAGTAAACAATATCAGTATGATGAAAGAACGAGCTCAGTAGCTAAAACATTAGGTAAAACATTAAATATGTCACCACAAAAAGTAGACTACATCATTAAAAGTTATGGCGGTGACCTTGCAAGATTAGTACTTCCTCTTACATCAGACTTGGGGCAAGGGAACGCACGTAATACACTGCTGAAAAACTTTATAGTTGATCCTCAGTTCAGCAACACGTTAACTGATGATTTCTATACCGCTAAGGACAAGCTTAATCAGGCTTACGCTAACTTTAATGAGGCAGATGTTGAACTGCCTAGCTGGTACGACGATGACCTTAGAAAGGCGCTTAATTCGTCTGCGAAGGGTTCTGTTTCTAAACAACTATCCGAACTACGTGACTGGAAGAAAGAAGTTACTGCTGATAAATCGATATCTGACAAGGAACGGACCAAGCAAATACGTGAGATTCAACAGAAGATCAATGAAATATATATTGATGTAAACTCTGTGCTTTCGGAATCGGGTGTAATCAAATGATAGAATTTGACGAGTCAGAACTAAAACAATCAGCAGTATCGGATGAATTACTATATCTGATACTGCTTTTTCATGGGCCCGAAGTGAAGGATCTCTTTTTATATGGCGGTGAAACTATTGTGGAGTGTACTCGAGACGCTGTATGAAATTGCTTACTACCTATTAAAGAACATGGAGTCTCTCAAGTGGGAGGCTCTTTTGTTTTACCTGTTCTATCTTTTTGGGAAACGGTCAGGAATGAAGATGTTCAAAAGATTCCTGACCGCACACTTCCCATATCTAGCAGACGAAAATGAGGACTGGCGAAGATGGGCGACGAACCAAATCGAATTGTTAGGTGGGCGAAAATGGCAGCCAACGAAATTGTATGGTCGTACGAAACAATTAAAGAGACTGGATCAGAAGAGCTCAACTACATTATCGAACTTATCACAGGTGGTCACAGACCAGGGAGGGCGATACCAGATGGCGAAGAAAAAGAAGGTCCTAGTAGATCCAGGTCATGGCGGTCATGACTCTGGAGCTATAAGTATCACAGGTGTAAAAGAAAAGGATATCAACCTTGCTACAGCCCTGATGGTAAAAGAATTACTGAAAGGACACCCGGACATAGAAGTTATTCTTACTCGTGAAACAGATATGTTTATTAGCCTAAGCGAACGTGCAAATATGGCAAATAAAATGAAGGTTGATGCTTTTATCTCAATTCATGTAAACAGTTATAAATCAGATTCTTCTGGATCTGAAACAGAATATACCCGAGATGGTGATAGCGTTAAGCTTGCTAACATTCTTCAAAAAAATTTGGTGCAAGCAACAGGATTCAGAAACCGTGGAATTAACAAACTCAATCTAGCGGTTACTAGAGAAACTAAGATGGCCGCAGCATTGACTGAACCGGGGTATTTAAGCAATCCATCAGAAGAGCCTATCTTGATTTCCACCAGTTTTATTTCTAAATATGCAGACGCGGTAGCTAGATCTGCTTGTGAATTCTTTGGTGTGGAATTTGTAAGTAAACCTGCGACACCAGAAAATACATTTCCAGCAGAAATCGTAATCGGTGAAAATTCGTATGCTGGCTTGATCATTGATGGTCGGAGTTGGGTGCCTGCTCGTAACGTATTAGCTGCTCTTGGCATCAAAACTTGGCTCTTTGACAATAAAGCGATTGTAATTAATGGAAACACCTTAGAAACGAAGATTTACAAAAACACCAGTTACATCAAGTCAGTGGATCTACAATATTTTGGGCTTGTCAAAAGTGTATTTCTTGAGCCTGACGCTATTAATACAAAACGAGTTTTAATCTTTCCTAAGGAGGAATTTTCATGAATGAAGTATGGGATCAGGTACAACCTCAAGTAGCAACGGTGGCAGTCGCTGTAGTCGGCATACTGGCAACTGTGGTACTGTCTCTGCTGGCCTTGCTCCAAAAGAGAGTAAAGTTATGGATCGAAAGTAAAACATCTTTAGCAGAGCGTGAACTAATCCATAAAATTGCATCTGAAGCTTACGCTTTTGCTGAAAAAGAATTCAAGGATAATGGTGGAGCTACCAAAATGAGTGAAGCTTATAACTATGCTTCTCGGCTTTTTGGAAATGCGGGAATCAAAGTAAGCCCTGAAGAAATAAAGGCAGCTATAGAAAAGGCAGTACTGGATTATAAGCCCCAATCAAAAGCTAGCTAATTTGTTCGAAAATGCTAAAAGCCTCTGCCAAGCGTAGGGGCTTTTTTTTGTTTATAATGGTGGTAAGGAGTGATCGTATGCCTATATCCCCAAATGTTCTTACAATAGAGATGGCTGAATACGTGTCTTCATATGTACTAAAACGTGGCGGTTGGGAAGACTGCACGCCTGAGAAAATTCTTGAACGCGCAACAAACTTTGAAGAGCTACATAAATGGATGAGTATCGCAACAAAATCCCCGATAACTCCATTCCCCAAAAACCCTAAAGAATCTGATGTAGTTTATGTGGTCCACGACGGAACATCTTATTGTTACATATTCGGAAATGGTGAATGGATATTTGCTGATGCTGTACCGACTTGGGTAAGGTAATTCCATAATAAAAGTAATAGTTATGTATGGACGGGTGTCCCGGTCTATACATAACTAAGGTTTTACGCCCATACTATTTCCTCAATCTTCCACATACTACCTTCTTTTCGAATCACAACCCTCTGAAAAATCGACTGCATAATATCCTTCTTTGTGCGCTGCTCAAAAAACTCCCAGTTATCTTTCATCTCATTGATCATCTTAATAGCTTCTTGTGGGGATAAATGACTAACAATCTGTTTAGGAACTGTGGATAACTTTTTTTCTATCTCTGTAATCCTGAGCATTTCTTCTTGCATGCGTTTGCTGAAATCCTCATAAGGCATATTTCCGTCACCATAGGCCATTTGCCAACGTTCTCTACGTTCTTCACTGGACCGGATTTCTTTTCTTATTTCTTCTTCTTCATTATTTTTTTTAATGGGTACATGTTTTCTTGTGTATTCCTCACCTTTGGCAAAGGTCGTCTTAAATATGAGTTCCACCAATTTCTTTTCGGATATCCCACCTTGATCGCATATTCCAGCCCTTGTTTTACCACCACAAACATAATGTCGTGCATGGCTTGGTGTTCTCCGGTCAGTGATTCCCGTGTAAGACAATCCGCATTTTGCGCATTTTAGAATCCCTCCAAATACATAGCCATATGAATTTTTAGAGATTCGACCTTCTCTTTTTCGCTCTGCAATAACCTGTACTCGATTAAATAATTCTTCAGATACAATAGGTTCATGAGTCCCTTGTCTGATAATAGCTTCTTCGTCTCTTTTAAATTTATTATGCACTTGACCACAATAATGCTTATTTCCGAGGGCGAGCATAACCTTGCTGTGGTCCCACCGTGATCCTTTGTTACGTCTGACTCCCTGCTGGTTGAGATATTTTGCTATTGTAGGGGATCCGTCACCAGCTGCGTATCTTTCGAACATCAAGCGCACCCACTTGGCTTCCTCTTCTTTTATCAGCAGATCTCCATTCTCTTGGCGTACATATCCATATAAATCAACAGTAATATTATGTAGCCCTTTTTCCGCACGTTTCCGCATACCCTTCGTGACTTCTTCGCCCAAGTTCTCTCGGAACATTTGCGCGAATATCCCAAGTAGATACACAAACATACGCCCCATAGGGTTAGATGTGTCTATTTGCTCAGATAGGCTGATCAATTTAACGTTTTTCTTATTAACAAGTTCTACAAGCCCGTATAGGTCAGATATATTCCGTGTCAGCCGATCAAGCTTATGGACAATCACAGCCTCGAACATTCCTGACTCCAAATCGCGAATCAGTTCTTGTATCCCTGGTCGCTTCAGATTCTTTGCTGATATGCCTGGATCGCTGTAAATCTTGAATATCTGCATCTTATTATCGTTAGCGTAGGATATTAATTGATCATGTTGTGCTTCCAGTGAGTACCCCTCTTGGCTTTGACGCTCTGTAGATACACGAGTATATAGGGCGACTCTTATTCCACCAAGTGGCGAACCATCTGCTTTAACAACCATGCTGTTCACTCCTTAATATCTATATGTATGTATTGTAGGGTAGGGGTAACAAAAAGACCATACCTGATTGAGTATGGTCTTTTTGTTATTATTACACGTCTATGTAATCATTATCTTTATTTTTATGGAATATGATATACGCTAGCAAATTCGATGCCCATACTTCAAGAGAAATCAATATTGTTCTAAAAATAATAAATACTAGTGCACCTTTCCACCCGAAAAAATAAAAAGAAGCAAGAATAAATATCAACAAAACAACATTTCCGATTGTTTCAATATTTTTGCTGAATTTACCATTGCTATATCTTCCAAATGAAACGAATATGCCAATGATAAAGCTAATAGAAATCATCCATGTCCAAAGATTATCAGGCATATAAAAATGATACAATTTTCCGATTAAAGAATCCATCCAATAAGCTTGAACATAATAAACGCATCCATAAATTATTATGTGCCTTAAGAATGGATATGAATCTTTTATGTACAGTGAAGTATTAATGAAAAACGAAAATAAGATACTTAGTATTATTATTGTGAAAAAAGATGTTCCAAAAATAAATACAATCATTGATTGCATTATTGTAGCAAGTAGTAAATACCACAAAAATTTAAAGAATGCTCCGATATAGTATCCTTGTATTGCTCCTGGCTCTTGATTCATTAATTATTTCCCCTAATATATCCACATCGGCTGCGGTATTTGCTGTCATATATAATACATCGGTGTAAA